ATGGGCGCGACGAAGGGAATGCTTACAGCAAAGGGACTGGCCGCCTTGCCGGTCGGCGAATGGGCCTCCGATCCGGCCCCGCGTGGCACCGGCTGCCTGGACGTGCGAAAGCTGGCCGGCGGGCAGCTGAGGTTCTACTACCGGTACACGAAGGCCAACGGGCAACGCGACCGCCTGCTGATCGGCACGGGCCTGGCGCTGACCGCAGCGCGCGAGGCAGCGGCGGCATTGTCCCGCCGGTACCAGGCCGGCGAGCGGGATCTGCGCGACTCGATGACCGCCGAAGCTGCGGCAGCAGAGCGCGCGAAGGAAGAGGCGCTGGCCGAATCGACGCGCCGATCAGGCGCCACTCTCGGTGCCCTGATGCTGGCCTATGCCCAGAGCCTGAAGGACGCCGGCAAGGTGTCTGCCGACGCCACCCGAGCGTCCATCAAGCGCCACATCGAGAAGCCGTGGCCAGCCCTGTGGGCGCGCCCTGCATCCGAGCTGGAACTGGACGACCTGATCCCGATCCTGTCGCGCCTGGTGCGCGGCAAGAAGATGCGCGAGGGCGGCAAGGTCAGGTCGTACCTTCGCGCAGCCTACGCGGCAGCGATCGCGGCAAAACAGGACGCCGCCGCCCCTGACGCGCTGCGTGCGCTCAACGTGTCCAGGAACCCAGCGCGCGACTTGGCCACGCTGGACGGCGGGCAACCGCGCGACCGGGTTCTTTCGGTGGCAGAGCTTCGGGCCTACTGGCGCAGGATCGAGGCCATCCCCGGGCGGCCAGGCGCACTCCTGCGGTTCCACCTGCTGACCGGCGGCCAACGAATCGCGCAGATGATCAGGCTGCAATGGTCAGATCACGACCACGACGCCGACACCGATACCGGCTCCGTTCGCCTGCTCGACATCAAGGGCAGGCGGCGCCTGCCGCGCGTGCATCTGGTGCCGCTGCTCCCCCGTATAGCCACGGATCTCGAAATGTTACGCGGCGACAGTGAAGGTCCTCACCTTTTCTCGCTTACCGCCGGCAAGAAGGCGGCCAGCTATGATGAGTTCCGGGGAATCATGGACCCGGTAGTGGCCAGCATGGTTGCCGCTGGGGAACTGGCATCGCCGTTCACGCCAGGCGACCTGCGCCGCACAGTGGAAACGCGGCTCGCGGCGCTGGGTCTGTCCGAGGAAGTTCGTGGCCACCTGCAGTCCCACGGCCTGAGCGGTGTCCAGAAGCGGCACTACAACTTCTTCGAGTACGACGCGGAGAAGCGCGCTGCCGTTGAGGCGCTGCTTGAACTGCTCACCGGCGCGGGCGCCACCGTGCTGCAGATCCGCAAGGGCTCGGGCCGCTAGAACGGCAGGTCATCCGGCAGGTCCAAGCCTGCCAGACGGCTGGCGGCGCGCTGATGGCCGCTGGCCACCTGCCTGAGCCGTTGTGCGCTCCGCTGCCGGCGCGCACGGGACCGCCACGTCCCCGAGGTATCCCGTTCGAGATCCGATGCCTGCTGCAGCTTGGCCGCAGCCTGGGCCTCCAGTGAGGCCTGATCCTTCTGCCATTTCGCCATTGCTGCAGGATGCCGGCCCGCTGTCGCGGAGGCCGCGACTGGCGCGCCCTGCAGCGTCTCTGCAGCGGAACACGTTCAGCAACGGTCGGATACTCCCTCACGGCCAATCATTAGTAATTGTACTAATATGCGTGCCGTCTCGACTCGTGAGACATGCCGCTCCCAGAGTACGCCCATGCAGTCCCTCCCCTTCCCCCACACCTTGGCGCAGCCCATCGGCCCGGCGCTGATCGACGGCCCGGCGCAGTTCGTGCCCCTGGCAGCAGCGCGCGCGCGGCTGGGCTTCCCGTCGCCAGCCGACGACTTCATGGATGAAGCGATCGACCTGCACCGCCTGCTGGTGCGCAACCCGGCCGCCACGTTCCTGTACCGGGCCGATGGCTGGTCCATGAGCGGCGCCGGCGTCAGCGATGGGGACATCCTAGTGGTGGACCGGTCGGTCACGCCGCTGGCCGGTGACCTGGTCATTGCCATCTGGGACGGGAACCAGCCCACCTGCAAGGTGCTGCAGCTGTTCGAGAGCCACATGGAGCTGCACTCGGCCAACCCAGACTTCCCGCCCATCGTGCTCGAGCAGACCACCGAGGTTGAGGTGTTCGCGGTGGTGGGGGTCGTCCGCCAGATCAAGCGCCGGGGCGGCCATGTTCGGGCTCGTTGACGGCAACAACTTCTACGCCAGCTGCGAGCGCGTGTTTCAGCCGGCGCTGCGCGGCGTGCCGCTGGTGGTGCTGAGCAACAACGATGGCTGCGCGATCGCGCGCTCGGCTGAGGCCAAGGCCCTGGGCATCAAGATGGGCCAGCCGGCCCACGAGCTGAAAAACCTGGTGCGCCGCCACGGGCTGCAGGTGCGCTCGGCCAACTTCGGCCTGTACGGCGACATGAGCGCCCGCGTCGTGGCCATCTTGCGAGAAGCCGCGCCACGGGTGGAGGTCTACAGCATCGATGAGAGCTTCATCGATCTGGAGGGTGTGCGGGACCGCGAGCGGTTCGCCCGGGATCTGCGGCAACGTGTGCACCGGTGGACCGGCATTCCCAACTGCATCGGCATCGGGCCCACGAAGACGCTGGCCAAGCTGGCCAACAAGGTGGCCAAGAGCGCCGACGGCGTGATCGACCTCGGGGACGCAGACTACCTGAACTCGGTGCTGCAGATCTTCCCCGTCGGTGATCTGTGGGGTGTTGGCCGCCGGCTGGCGCCGCGACTGGAAGCCATGGGCATCAGCACCGCGGCCGCTCTGCGCGACGCGCCGGCGGACGACATCCTGGCCACGTTCGGGGTGACGCTCGCGCGCACCCAGCGCGAGCTGCAGGGGCATCCCTGCATGGAGCTGGAAGAGGTGGAGCCGGATCGCCAGCAGATCATGGTGAGCCGCTCGTTCGCTGACCGTGTCGAGGACCACGGTGCCGTTGCCCAGGCGCTGGCCACCTTCGCCGTGCGAGCCTGCGAGAAGCTGCGTGCCCGGGGGCTTGTCACCGCCGGTGTGTGGGTGTTCGCCCATTCCGACGTGTTCCGGTCAGAGCTGCGGCAGCACAACGCCAGCAGGACCGTTGGCCTGCCCGCGTCGACCGCAGACACCACCGTGGTGCTGGGTGTCGTGCGCAAGCTACTGCGCGGCCTGCTCCGCGACGGGATCGGATACAAGAAAGCCGGCGTGGCGCTGCTCGACCTGGCGCGGCCGGATGAGCTGCAGGCGGATCTATTCGGGCCTACGGTGGTCGGCAACGAGGGGCTGATGGCCACGATGGACCGGATCAACCAAAAGTTCGGGCGCGGCACTGCCGGCCTTGGCGCATCGGGTTGGCAGGCGCGGCCAGCGTGGGGCATGCGGCAGCACATGCTCTCGCCGAACTACACCACCTCCGTGCACGATATCCCACCGGCGCGATGCTGATAGCCGCCCATTTCGAGCCTGCACGAACGTGGGAATTACGGAATCAGCCTCTCGGCGCGCCAACGCCTACTGGTGCAGTGGCGCATCACTGAGTTGACGCTGGATTCTGCCCAGTAGATCATCGAAAAAATACGATGGAGATACATAAGACATGCGCGTCTTCAAACACTTCCAGGACCCCATCCACGCTCAGGCATTGGCTGATGGATTCGTATGGCTAAGTACTTTAGAGCACTGCAGACGGTCAGAAGACAAACTGCGCGGCGACAGTAGCGAGGGCACTTTCTTATACGGAAGCGGCAATATAGATGGAACCATAGAGGATCCGCACGTCAGGCGATTCACGTCAATGTCCGGAATTGTGCTGTGCGAAGGAGTGCATATCACACTCAAGGACTGCACCGCCACGCAAGCGATGGAGGATGCTTACCTAATTTCCACAGCAATGGCCCCTTACCAAGATGAAGCCCTTCTTGATGAGTTTGGTAGATACTGCGTAGAGATAACAAACATTGACCTGTTCTTCCACAGGGTCACAAAAGCTATCGAAAATCACATCGGAATAGTATCGAGGCGCGACAACAAACGCGTTACATACTCAGAAACCTACTACGAAGGTTTAGCAGAGGCGCCTGGCGACCTCGGGTTCGTAAAACCACCCGAGATCTTTGGACCTCAGGATGAGTATAGATTTCTTTGGACCATTAATGGCAATCACGCGTACAAGGATCAGGGCATACTTGTGCCGAGAGTCGCTGGGCTTTGCAAAATCTTGCCAATCACATAGCCATTTCGATTAGAACTTTCTCCAACGTAAAAACGCAGGGACCAATCCATGGTCCCTGCGGTGTATTCACTAGTTCCAAACCATCACAGCGCGATGCGGCCCTCCAAGAACTTCTTTAGGCCAGCGTAAATCTGGTCGCCTAGGCCACCGGTCAGCATGTCGCTTGAATAGAACATAGCCAGCGCCGCGGTGGAAGTTCCCGCGAAACCGCCGGAACCTGGCATGTAACCAATCGCGACACGGTTTGCGCCCCCACCGCTCCCCGCAGGTGTAGGGTCGGACGACACTTCGGCCACCGAGAAACCTGCCCTTCGACGATACAGGCGCTTACCCGAGGGTCCAAAGCTGGCTATCGACACCTCATACGCAGAAACACGGTCGACGCTGCTGTTCAACACCAGCTCAGAAGAACCACCCAGATCAACAGCTGCGAGCTTTCGCGCGTCGCTTCGAGTAACCAAGCCGAGACCATTGCTGCTTGGAATGAGCCGGAAGGCTGCCGCCAGTGTGGCCTGCTGTCCCACAGGAACAAGAGCCACGGAAACGATCGTGCATCCGCCGGACTGTGCCATGAGCTCCGCGCCGGTGAACGGCGCCTCGAAGTACCCGCCCGAGGAGAGCGCAGAGGCGTAGTCCCCGATCGCGGGGCTGCCAACCACAGCCAGTTCGCCGCGTCTACCGATGTTGTCGAGCGTCGGACCCAACCCATATCGATTACCCAGCGCGTACGCAGCGAACAGGTTGTCGGCATAAGGCAACGGCGAGAATTTCCCGAGGCCGGTGCTGGAAAAGTCATTGTCGCCTTTGACAATGATCTGGAGTGTGGCCATTAGATTGCTCCTTGTGAAATTGGCATCCAGTTGTGCAGCGCAATGTTGGCGCCATCATGGTCGTAGACCATCCAGTCACCTTGCGAGTCTCGCAGACCTCCGAGGCCCAAATTTGCATTCCCGCTCCATGCGTACCGCCAACTACTCGCGGCGCCGGCAGCTGCGTCGGAAGACGTGCGAAGCAGTACTGCCGCTGGCCCCACCAACTGCACGCTGGCGATAGGAATCGCCGTTCCAGTCGCATCAACCAGGCTGAAGCCGTAATTGGTCGCCCCAAGAGAAGAATCCAAAACCAGAGGGGATCTGCTGGGCACATCGAGCTCGAGCACGATATCCCGGCCGACTCTGTAGGCAGCGGAAGCGGCTATCGGTCGGGGCTTCACGCCATCAATCACCCACCGCTTCAGTGCAACACCGAAGTAGGCACCAAGCATCAGTTGCCCGCGGTTCGACAGGTGCACACCGTCACTGTGATAGCCGAGCATGTAAGTTGGAGCGGCCATTGCGATGTAGTCGTCCTGGGCCGCCATCTCCAGCTGTGCAAGCGCCATTGAGGGTATGTCGCGCAGATACTTTCTATGGGTTGCAGTCTGGTAGGTGAGAAGTGGAATTGGTCTCGAAACGCCTGTTGCCACCAACGCCTCGGACCGCACATCTGCGAGGAATTGTCGGAATTTCTGTTTGAATTCAGCCGCTGAGGTTCCCTCCGCATAGTCCGACTCCCCTTCCAGCATCATGATCGCACCTACCGCGTAGGAGAGCCCCAGCGAATCGGAATTGCTCCTGCCGGCAGCGATGTCAGCGACCAATCGGGCGAAAGGCGGAGTTCCCTTCGAGATTCCTGCGATAGCGGTACCAACCTGGCCAGATGCGCTGAAGAGTTGACGCTGAGCCAAGGACGCCATGGAAATTCCATTATCCTGCTGCAGCAGCTGGTCGAACATCCGCGCTGCCGAGTAGGAGATGGTCTGCCCGCCACCACCGCCGGTGATCGCCCCAGGTCCCGCAAGAAGCTGTCGAGGAGCGCTTGCGCTACCCACGCTCTGACTAACGTTGACCTCGTACGTACCAACCGCACCTGCGCCAGTGCCAAGCTCAACGATCCTCGTCCCGGCTGCAGCTCCGCTCATCCCCAAATACTGCCCAACTGCAAATGACGCAGTGCCGGATGTCTTCGTGGTGACGGTAAGTGTAGTGCCGGAGATGTACCCGGCGCCTCCAGCAGATGCGCCAGTAGTTGACTCCTGAAGCGGCTTCAAACTTGCGTAAATCGAACTTGCATCACCGCTGTTGTCGTAAGGGCGCACACCCCCTGCGAACATCAGCGCATGATCGATTGGATCAGTAGAAAATGCCGGCCTGGCATTGAACCCCAGCGACAGAGACTGCCCATAGACAAGGACGTGCACGATAGATGCCAGTGTGCGCACCGGGCTCAGCGCTGGGGAGGCGAACCCGGCAAGCATCGATCGATTCCGTACACCTGCTGATCGAATCCGGTTAATGTCCGGGTGATTCATCATGCTGGGGGTGATTTTCACCAGGATGTTTCCCAGCTCGTCAGTCATCACGACCCCGCCCTCGTCAACGTCGACGTTCCGAATCGCGTCGCCGGCTGCTGACGTGGAATCTACCGCGGCCTGCATTCTGGCTATCTGAGGATGCTCAATACGGTCGGGATGAATCCCGATAAGGATGTTCGAGGACTCGTCTGTTACCACTACGCCGCCTTCATCGACGTTGTGGCTCTCCAAAACCGCGACGTTCAAAATGCCATCAGACACACGCCCCAGATCCTCGGCAACAACCACCAAGTCCGTCTGATTTGCCTTCTGTGCCAACGTGTCATCGGCAATCTTTACCCAGCTCACTCCATTCCAAGTGAACTGTCCGACACCCGGAACAAAGCCCCCCTGGCCATCGTAAGCACCGGTGACACGGCCCAATTCTTCCAACGTCGCCTTGTAGATCGCACTCGTCGACTGGCCAGCCTTAAGGGAGTCGATCTCAGCCTGAGTTGTTCTGGACGTAGGCAGGTCGTTGAGGGGGAAGGTCACCAGCGCATTTGAAGGCCTGACCACCCCTACCAGCACGTCATCCCGGCCAGCAGCTCTCTGCGGAAGATCCGCTGCCGGAATGATCTGCCGGCCATCAATCGTCGTCATCGTCTCTCCTAGAGAACAGCCGAGGCGTCGACGGCCCCGGTATCAATGTTGGCCAGGGCCAATGCCTGGCGGATGCTCACATCCAGCAGCACCTGGTCGGACCAGACCACCAGCTGCGGCGGCTCCCCGAGAAGTGCCAGCAGCACATCCCGGGCGACTTCGTCGGCCTTGGCCGGCCTCGGGTCGCTGTGCTGGAACTCGCGCTCGATGGCCTTGCCATCCGCGCCGACCAGCGGCAGCCCGGCATCGGTGATGGCACGGGCCCACCCACGGAACAGGATCTGCCCACCCTGCAACGTCCTGGTGCAGACGACCGCCACCAGGTCTCCGGTGTCCAGCTCGACCACCGTCTGACCGGCCTCGGCAGCGACGCCGTCTTTCTTCACATAGCTCATTGCAACACTTCCTCATATGCGGGATTTCTGACGCCACCGCTTCCGCCGCCGCCGCCAATGCCGCCACCGCCGCTACCACTGGAACCGGCAGCGGGGAACTGGATCTGCAGGGCACTGATGGCGACGTTGCCATTGGCGTTGGCCGACTCGACCACGTTGGTTGTTACTCGCAGCTGCCTGCTGCCGCCCTGCAGCAGCGGGTCGCTGTAGTACAGATAGACGGTGACCTTTTGACCTGCCGTGCCGGTCAAGCTGGCGCTGCTGGCTGCGTAGGAAACCTGCACCGAGCCGATGACCAGGGTGCCTGCGGTCACGCTGATGGTGGCCACCGAAGCGCCTTCGGCATCGCTTGCCGCGGCGAACGTCACCGAGGTCGCCATATCCCACATCGACTGCTGGTTTCCTATGTTCGGCAGCGCCGCCGCGCCCACACGGTTGGTGTCAGGCACATTCACCGCCACGTCGATCCATTCAGAGGATCTCCCGTTGACGCCGATGGATCGTATCTGCAGGTCGTAGGGCGTGCCCCGCTGAAGCTCACGAACGACAAACACCTGCCCTACCACCTGGCTGCGGTACTGCCAGGCGGTGTCCGGCGCACCCACTTCACGGAACCGAAGCTCATACGACGCGATCGCGACGGTCACTGAAGCATCTCCACTGTGTTGTAGCCATGGCGCGGCGCGGTGCCGATTCGCACCACTGCGGTAGGAATGCCGGCATCGTCCACCTCATCGTTCACCGGGTCCGACACCGCCACGGTGACCTTGGGCGCCGCCGGGACACCGTAATCGCGGCCGCTGATCTCGCTCACGATGCCCTCGGGTGGATTCTTCCAGTAGGCATCCACGCGCTCGTCGTACGCCACAGCGGTAAACGAGGACGACAGGTCTTCGGAGTAGCGCACGCCGGTGATGATCAGGGTGGTCATCTCCAACCCGCGCTCGCCCACCACAGCACGGTCACCGACTACGGCCGAAGCAGGCCGGGTATCCGTGTAGAAGGTGTCGCTGAACGCACTATGCGGCCGGCAGTTCACCTTCCGCTTTGCGCCGCCCGCCGTGCGCGTCTGAATGCCGTAGAGCTTCAGCGGATCGGTGTAGATCTCCGTGTCGAGCCTCAAGGTGGCGCCATCAGTACCTTCCGGCGTGCCGTTGACCACGCTCACGATGCGGCCCCAGCCAGTGCCCCATTCGGCCACGTCGTGCGCCACGTCCACGACATCGCCACGGACGATCCCAAGCCCAGAGATATCGGTGGTGAAGCTATAGACCGTGCTGCGGTAGAGACCCTGTGCCATGTGGTACCGGGCAACGCGCCACGCCTGCTTCGCCAGCATGGCCCACTCCAGCCGCAGCGTTTCGAACAGGGTCGCCGCCGGCTCGGTGGAGGGGTTTCCCCGCGCATCGACGCCGCGATAGCTGTAACCGTCCTGGACTACGATGATCTCGTCGTCCTGCCAGTCCGCGTCCGGGTTCTTGAACTGCACGCGCAGCGCGTGCGGCAGCTTGATGAACTGCCGGCTGCCGCTGAATTCCTTGATGTCCAGAGGTGACAGCTCGGCAGTGGCTGCTGAACTGTTCCGGTCGAAGACAACGCAGTAGCGACCATCCCTGTTTCCGATGTCACCCAGCCCGCAGGCCAGCACCTTGCTGAGCAGATCGCGCGCGGTCATCTGAGCATCGACCACCATCCGGCAGTCCAGAGCATTCGCCGAGCAGTGCGCGGCGAAGTCAGCGAACGAGTTCAGGTCGATGCGGGACGCAGGCACATGCTCGGCCAAGGCCTGGCACCGCGTCATCAGCCAGTAGGCGATCCATGCCGGATTCCGCGTGTACTGGTCGCTCCAGGTGTTGGTGCTTCGGTTGTAGACCGGCACCATCGACCGGGCCAGAACGCTGAAGGTCTGCAGGGTGCCGGACAGCTGGTCGGTGCCCTTGACGCGCACATTCAGTTTAGACGTTCCCGTCGTGCTCGGGGAGGTGTAGCGGATGCTCCGGAAGGAAGTCCAGATGGCGCCGTCGGCCCAGGTCCGATTGGTCTGGTTCTTGCGCGCCACGCGGGTAACGCGCACCTCGTACTGACCGCTGTCGACGTCCCAGGCGATACCCGATGCGAAGGGATCACGGGTTTGATCCCAGCTCAGGTAGAGGCCCGGCGCCGGCGGCGTGGTCGGGTACTCGCTGGCCCCAGCAGTCCAGGTGCCGAGCAGCTTCGATAGCCGCGGCGCTGGGGGCGTCAGCCAGGTGGTTGTGCCAACCCGGCGGTACTCCACCCGCCACAGCACCCACATCGGCCAGCCCTTGTTGAGGGAGTCGCCAAACACCTTGAGGCCGTTGGAGAACAGCAGGTCCAAGCTGATGGCGTCCACTCCTTGCGCCGTGGTGCGCAGGACCTGGTCGCCTTCCGAATTCATGGTCGCGTTGACCGCCTGCTCGTCAACGTCGTTGGTGTACAGCTTCGGGGCCGCACCACCGGGCCAGGACAGCTCCCACTGGAAGTCCTGGTAGCTCTGCACGGGGGTGTCACCGATCCGGAGGTCGGAGATGCTCAGCGCCCCGAAGCCGAGGTCGAACATGCAGCACTGGTAGGCGTCGTAGCCGACGACATCGGTGTAGGGAATGGCGGCGTGCGTCGGGAAGAACCGGTGCTCGCCCAGGATCAGTGGGATGGCGCCATAGGGGTTGATCTGATTGGAGCTGCCCGTCAGGGCGTTCCATGAGCGCTGCGCCTCCGATCCACCCTCCGTGGACATGGGCACGGCAACGAGAGCATTCACGGCCAGCGAGGCGGCGAGCGTGATGCCCGACGCGATCGCATTGCCCGCAGCGGCGCTCCAACCTGCCCCCTTCGCCAGCGAAGCACCCCAGCCCGGGGCGTAGTAGGCAACTACGATCATCGCCACCGCGGCCAGAATCTGCCGCGCGCCACCCTTGGCCAGGCCCTGCCGCAGCACATCGACACGCACGCCGGCCTTGGGCCGCAGGCGGCCCCATGCCTCGCGCGGCACGACATAGCCACCAACCCGAACCACAACGTCGGCGGAGATCTCCGCGCCACCGGCGGCGGCCTTGAGCATCTGCAGCAGCGTCTGCCCGGGCTGGGCGTAGACCACGCCTGGCGCATCGAACTCGTGCCCCCGCAGGTGCAGCAGAACCTCATTCATCCTTCATCCCCATGTATCGATAGAACCCAGCGATTCGCGCCTCCCACATCGGGGAGCCAAGCCGCTCGATGCGACTGGTGCGACCCAGCTCCACGTGTAGGAAGTCGCCGCTGCCCATGCACACGCCGACGTGCCACGGCCTGCCCGCGCTGTTGAACACGACCACGTCGAAGCGCTCCGGCATCTCGACCTTGGCCCAGCCGGTGGCATCGGCCGGTGCCGACACATCAGGCATGGGGATGCCCTGCTCTGCCAGCACCATGCAGGCGAACTCGCGGCAGAACTTGTCGCCCTTGTACGGAATGCCGATCCACTTCCTCATACGAACAGCCCGGGCGAATTGGATGGCGTGTAGGTCTGCGCGGGCACGCCCTGGTTGAGGAAATCTTCCTGGTAGCCGAGCTGCACAGCCAGCTCCATGATGTCGAAATCCACCTGCAGCACGGAGAAGTTGAACGGCCCCATCTCCACCACGCTGGGCTGGCTCGCCAACACGGCCTCCAGACGCACCTGCGGGCGCGGGCCCTGCAGCGCCTTGATCTGCCGGGTGATGTCGCGGTCGACATTGTCGATGCGCAGCGAGACGTTCGGCGTCGCGTCGTCCGTGTCGTCAGGGAACGATGCTTCGAACGGGTACGGCTGCCAGACGGTGCTTCCCCGTGCCACCGGCTCGGTGTTGTTGACGATCCGGATCGTCTGCAGATCCGGATGGGTGATGGTGAGCAGGCACAGCCACGTTTCGGCGGTGTCTTCTGCCAGGATCGATTTGGCGGCCGCAGCCGAGAGCACACGGGGCATCAGGTCGTCGGCCAGTTGTTGGAATCGTAGAAGTCGAGCAGGAACTGCCCTTCATAGCTGGCGACAATCAGCAAGTTGATCTCCACCCGCCACATGTCCTCCCACTTGGCATAGCTCGGGCGAGCCATGAACTTGTAGGTGGCGTAGCGCTGACCATCACCAGGCCAACGCCAATCCCACCAGTAGAAGGGAAGTACCCGCCGGGCACTGATGTTGTAGAAGTCCATCAGCGTCTTGAGCTGGGCCGGCTCCAAGTAGAGCCGGCACTTGAACGTCTCGAGGGAGCCGGTCCGGATCGGGCGCGTCTTTGTTCCCGCCCCCATGGGCGACCGCAAGACATCCTCGCCATACGGTACGAACTCCAGACTTTCGTTCTCCGGGTCCGGGATGCTCGATGGCATATAGAGATCAACCACCGCGGCTCCCCCTGTAGGCCAACCCATACCGGCTGCGGAAATCGTTGTCGAAGGCCCCGCCACGGATCTGGCTACGCATCAGATCGCGCAGGGTGATGCTGATGTCCAGGTTGCCGGAGCTGTCAACCTCGGTCTGAACAGCACCGGACTCCCCCTTAACGCCATCGATGTAGACGCTCACGTCCCCTCGGCCCGCGCTCCCGGTGCCGCCGCGCATCGATGCGTCATAGGCGGCCGTCTGGCGCCGCGAGAGAACCCGCTCGCCGGTCTGCAGAACGGTTAGGCGCTCATCGGCACGCAGACCATGCTGGCCGCCGGTATGGAAGCGCGGGGCGGCGCCCAATGCGATCGGGCTGATGGGCAAGCTGACGCGCGGGCCACCTGTACCCACTCGCCCGCCAGTGTGTCTCTTTCCCGCAACCACGGTGGACGCGCCTTGTGTGCTGCCAGACGCACCCTGCCCCCACGATCCGAACAGGGCGGAAATACCCCTCAGAGCAGCCTCCTGCGCCACCATCCGGGCGACGCCAGCCACGAAGCTCTTGACCATGTCGCTGAAGGATTCATTGAAGCCCTTCGTACTGGTGGTCAGGTCCGCCAGAAAGTCGCCAAACGCGCTGCTCGCGGTGTCCTCGATCTTCTGCCGCCACACCTGCTGGGACGCGGCAATAGTGCCGATCTGTGTATCGATCTCCTGCAGGCCGGCCAGGGCCGCGGTCTGCTCCGGCGATCCCTGGGCATAGCCAGCCATGGCATCGAGGGCAGCAACCCGAAGCGCCTGGAGATCCGCCAGGGCCTTGGAACGAGCTTGGGCGAGCTGTTCCTCACCTTCGCCATAGCCCAACATCCGGCCGCCGACCTGAGCTCCAATGGCCGTCTCTCGCCCTTGCAGCTGGGCCGTGATGCGCCCCAACGCCTCGCGCAGCTCATCGGTCTTGGACTTTGCCACCAAGCGATCGATGAGGCTGGTCACCAGCGCCTGCCCCGTCTTGTCACCCTCAGCCCGAAGCCGATCAAACAGGCCCTTGTACTGCGCTTCCAGCTGCCGCCTCTCGGCCGCGCCCGATTCACCGTCCAGCTCAAGCAGCCGGCCCTTCACCTCGGCCAACGATTTCGCAAGGCCTTCCTCGGCCTTCTGCTGATCCTGCGCCGCCTGCACAGTAAGCTCGGCGCGGTCGCGCTGCAGCTTGACGATCTGTTCCTCGCTCCGGCGCCGTGCGGCTGCATCTGTTGCAAGAGCTTGTTCACTCCTTGCTTGCTCGAGCTCCAGATCGATAGCCCGCTGCTGCAGGGCAAGGCGCTTGGAGAAGTAGTCCGCAATGGACACGCCATTCGCCTCGTACAGGCGATCAAGCTCCGCCAGCGAGCGGCGAACCGCATCCAGCATGGTTGCGTTGGACTTAGCAATCGCAGTCGCACCATCCTCCGCTCCGTCCACCACCGGCTTGAGGATCTGTTCAATGCCGGTAGTCATGATTTCGAACAGCGCCGCATCGATTTCATCGAGGCTCTTCTGCGCCACATCGGCCATGGACTTTGCACGCGTCACCCGGGGATCGTTCTCACCGAGCGAAACCCGCGATCCACCGAGCGGCCCGCCGCCACCTGCAGCGAAGCCGGTTGCTTGCGACTCGTACCGCGCAGCCTCCAGATGGGCCTTCGCGGCGCGCAACGTCTCAATGGCCTCATTCCGTTTTGCTGCTGCTAGCTCGAACGCTGCGTCACGCGACTGCTTGCTCAATTCCTTGACCTGCTTAAGAACACGTGCATGCTCCTCCGCCGCCTCCTTCGCGTCCTGCGTGCGCTGGTACAGGTAGTAGAGCGCAGTGGTCAGCACGGTGATCGCAATTGTCACCGGCCCGCCCACAGTCGCCAGCGCTGCTTGCAATCCCTTTGCAGCCGCTGCGGAGGTAAGCAGGCCAGCGCGCAAGCTCACCAGCCAGCCAATTGCGATCCTGATCCCCGCAATGAGCGCAGGCACCGCACGCCCAGCAAGCGTGGTGCCAACTGCCACAGCAAGCAGATCGGCGTGCCTCACCACCTCAACAATCGCACTGATGATTCGACGCAGGTAGCCAACACCATCCTGCGCCATGAACTTAGCGAATGCAGCGACCGCGCCAAGTACACCAGTCGCGATCTGGGAGAACGCCTCCTTGATCTCTGGCCCTGCCAGCGCCTGAGCAAGTTGGTTGAGCGCCTGGGTTACCCCACTGAGGTTGGCGCTTCCAGATCCGTCCAGGAGGTCACGCAGCGAGTTACCAACGGCAGTCAGGGCGCCACCAAAGGTGTTCCTGGCTGCCGCAGCGGCACCAGCATAGCTCTCGGCCATCGCGTCCAGGACGATCTGCTGAGCCTCCGCAGTCCGACCGGTGGCCTCCATGATCTTCATCTGCTGCTTTTGCTGCTCGGTGAACTTGAAGCCCTGTTTCGTCAGCGCTGTGACGCCCTGCGACGGCTTGTCCAACGCCTTACCGATCGTCTCAGCGGACTGCTCGATGTTCTCGCCCAGGCGAGCGGATTGATCGATGGCCATCTGCAGAGCTTGGGGAAACTGCTTGCCAACAATTCCGGTGTAGGAGAGCAGGCGGGTCTGGGCCTTGACGATCTCACCAGCCGAATGCGTGGTAGCGTCGGCCATGCCATTGGCCATCTTCAGTAGCTGCTGCTCGGTGAATCCTGCCTGTTGCCCTGTCGACGCCAGAACCGCCCTCAGCTGGGCGACTTCGTTCGAAGCGTCACGGGTTTCGGTTATCAGCGCACTGAAGACACTACCGACCGTCACACCAGCAAAGAGCCCACCGACCAGGTTGCGCAGCTGGCCAAAACCATCCGTGATGCCCTTGAGGTCGATAGATTTCGCCGCCTCTTTCTTGAAGGCAGCCACCTCTGAACGCACCAGCGCCAAGCCCTGCTTGATGTCGTTGATATCGGCAGAAATGCGTACGCGGAGATTCGGGGCAGTCGTTGACATTTCAGTCCGTCAGCTTGTTCAGGTATGCCGTGTATTCGGGTGCATCGAACTGCGCGGCCCGCAGATTCATCAGCTCCTCGGCCAGCCAGCGGCGCCTCGCTTGGGCAGCCGCCTCGGTGAACGCCCTGAACTGCGCCAGGGTGTACCCCTTGATGCAGCCCAGGGCGTGACCGCTTTGGATCAGGAGCTGGATGGCGTCGGCCCAGCCCCACGAATCCGCGTGCGCAGGCCGGCCAGGAGCGGGCTGATCTGCCGAGTAAAAAAATCCCGGTTCACCTCCACCACTTTCAGGACCAGGCTGATGAACTCGGCCGGATCGCCCTTTTCCACGAACTGCACGTCCCGACCCGCGCAGATCGCGGTCGCGGCGAAGAGCGGACCGGCGTGGTCAGCGATGAGATCCATCACCAGCTCGGGGCTGATTTCGATCTCCAAGGCGATATCTGCCGACCCGGCTGAGCGAAGGGCCGCAACCACCGGACGCAGCTCGCGGACCACCGAAGGGATGAGGCCAACGGAAAGCGGCGAAATCACCAGCACTTCGCCCTGGTACTGAACCGAGGTGCTGGCGGCCGCCAGCACCTCCATCTCATCGGCGCGGCCGTCGCTCACGCGATCACCTCCTGCACCACTTCGAAGTACCGCGACAGGCCGGCGCCCTTGGCCGAGTCAGTCATCAGGGCACCGGTCACCTCGCCAGCGCCATGCTCATCGCCGATGGCCGAGAACTGCGCCATCACACCGCCAGACACGCGGTGCGCCAGGATGCGAACGGCCTTGCCGCTCTGCGCCTCATTGAGGCCCAGGAAGAGCAGCTGGTACTGCTTGGCCGCAGTGACGATAGGCTGGAGGACCGTCTGTGCGCCGAACGCGTACGTGACTTTCAGGTTCGCAACGCCACCAACCGGGTCCACGATGGTGCTGTCTGCGGGAATGAACAGCGCGCCGTCCTGCAACACGTAATCGGTGCCGGCCGTGTAGTTCGTGCTGCCAGTTGCCGGCTTGACCGAAGTGATCTCCTTCGCGATCCGCAGCAGCGGCACCAGGCCGCCCTTGTAACCGACCACGGCCTCATCAGCGGCATTGCCGGCGATCACGTTGGTGACGGTGCCGCGCAGGGCACGCGCCAGGTTCTCGGGCGCGAAGTCGTGGAACGTGTAGGACATCTCGACGCCGGTCAGCCTGTCAACGCGGTTACGTTCACCGCCGCCCGGCTGGGTGTGATCCGCCAGGGTGATGGCATTGGTCTGGGGGCTGAAGTTCAGTGCCGAGCAGTTGCCGACATCAATGAACGGGCCCGGCACGCCGTACTCGCGTGCCAGCACCTTGCCGCTGCCCAGGTAGCTCTGGTCTTTCATGGTCATGGGTATTTCTCCGGGTAATGCCGCAGGGCGGCCGTCAACGAATAGGAATAGTCGAGGTGTAGCGGAGCAGTGCGCCGACCCAGTCGGCGCCAGCTGGTGCCCTCATGGGTTCCATCGACTGGTATTGCGGGGCAGTAAAGCCAGCCGGCCACGTGCTGGGCCGGCTATCGAGGCTCCGTTCGATGTCATCCACCACCTCATCCAGCCGGGCCTCTGCGGCGCTATGGGCGACCCGCTTCACCAGGACACCGATGGTGGTCAGTCGGTGCGTTCGGGCCGTGGCCGGCTCCGGCGAACGCTCCTGACGCTCGATATAGACGGCCAAGCCATCGTCCACATCCTCCGGATCGAGCTGACCCGGTTCGAGCGTCACGACCAGGCCGACATCGGTCCAGTAGTCGGCGGCCTTCAATGCCTGTTCCAGGTTGCCCGCGAACGCTTCGAGAAGCCTGCGGCGCGGCGTTGGGCTAGGCATTGGACACCGCCCAGCGGACCCGCGATCCGTCATCAGAGAGCTTGTCCTTCAGCCTGAAGCGATCACCGTCCACCTCGACCACGCCATCGCGCTCGCCAACCACTTCCGCACGGAACAGGCTGATCACAACGTCACTGGCTGCAACCGGCATCAAGTCATCGCCGAACGCCTGCGTGCCACGGTCGACCATCACGGAACAAGGGACGCCCGCACCGCCGCCACGTGGTGTGTAGACAGCATCAACGTCGGCGATACCAGCGGCACCGAACGCTGCCACCGCTTGCCGATCAAAGTCGGCCAGGAATGCCTTCTGGCTCATGAGCGCCCCCTGTACTTCGAGGTTTCCAGAGCCTTGGACAGTTCGCGGTTGAAGTGGAACGGCATCAGCTTGTCCCACGCCCGCTGCGCCAGGCCGAAGATGTTGTAACGGGGCGTGTAGTTGGCAGCTCGCGTGAAGATGAACACGCTGCGGACCGCTGAGCCCCACGCGGTCGCAATGCGCTCGTAGATGCCGGGCCGGAGCTTCCCACGCTGCACCTGCAGCGCGAAGTACTCGCCGCCGCGCCTGCGCTTGGATCGCCGCCGGGCCTTGCTGGTGTCTGTCTGATTCTGCAGCGCGTCCTGGCGAGCGCCGAGCTGGGAGAGGATCTGGCTCACTTGGCGTGGGCGCACGTTGCCAAACTGGTCCAGATCCGCGCCATCACCGGCCACCGCAAACATGCCCGGGGGCATGGCGCCGCGCTGCTGCAGCAGAACCTCGAATCCCTTCTTTCGGCGCGTACCACCATCCACCTGCGGCAGCAGGTACTTGGCAGGCGGCGTTCCGTTGCTTGCCTCATCTCGCAGATAGACCTCAGCGAAGAGCTTGGACTTCGTGGCCTTGCGGTACTGCGCGGCGCGCTGCGTCATGCGCGTGGGCCGGTCAAACACCCGTCCAGCCGTTGCCTCCCACTGCTGCCGGATGTCGAATGCCGTAGCGTTGCAGGCTTGCATCACAGCGAACGCCAGATTCTGCCGCTCAAGCTCGCTGAACTGGCGCCCCAGCATGTTGTCTGCGTCAACGGCAATCCTGATCTGGCTCATCATTCAACCCCGGCGCTACACAGTCGCGCATAGGCCTGCAGCCCCCTCACCTGGGCGTCGCACTGGGCGGCGGCGCCAACAGCTCGGCCGACACTTTCAATTCGGTCGTCGGCTCGACCATCAGGCTGGCTGGCGGCAGCGGCGGCCGCGGACAGCTCGGCAGTTGCGACTGACGCTTGCCAACGCTGGTGCAGGCGCTTGTTGCCACTGAGAAGATCAGCGACAAGGCGATCAGATGCCGTCTGTGCATCGTTCTTTTCCTTTTCGTACTGGGAGGCCAGGGCGTTCGCGGCAGCGGCGCTGCTGCGCTCTGCCTTCAGGGTCTTCGCTGCGTCATCGGCAGCGGCGCGGGCAGCGTCACGCTCGCCTTCCATGGCGTCACGGCTCGACGCGGCCTGGTCGGCCGCACGGTGCGCGATCGAAACCGAGCCGCGCTGCCAGACGACGACGCCCAGCAGCAGGAGGATGGCGACGACGAGGGCGCGGATCATGCGGACACCACCGGGTCTTCGGGTGGGATGACTGCACCAAGGCCGCGCAGCGTCGATTCGAGCTGGCGCACACGCGTGCGCAGGGCGCTGGCCTCCTCCTGCGCCCTGAGCCGCAGTAGCATTTCAGCCTGCAGCCGCTCATCCTGGGCAGTGACTCGCTGGTCGAGGAAGGACACGCGATCAGACAAGCCCCTGATGAGATCCACGTTGGCGTCGGTCTCGGTACGCTCCTTCCTACGCGAGAGGAGCGCCGTCCACGTCTCGCGGAGAAGCCACAGCGCTACCACGCTGCCTGCTGCCCACCAGGGTGCCGTGGCGGTGATGCCGCCGCCGACCATCAGCTCAGCGCCTCTGCAACGCCGGCGTCGACCACATCGGGCCGCCAGTACATGCCACCGTTTTCATGCTTGGCGATAGCGGTAGCCAGACGGCTCAGGGTGACCGCGTTGTCCAAGCGGATGATTTCAGAAGGCGCAACGCCAACCGCCGCGGCAACCTGCTGGACGTAGGCACCGGTGTTGTTCTCAACCGGCGGGGCCCAGCGCCCGATGATCTCCTTCACTGTGCGCAGGCCGTGCTTGCGCTGGTAGGTGAGCAGGGTCTTCGCCAGAGCGCGGAACCCGGCCTGCGGGGTCAGGAACACGCAGAAGCGCTGCTCGCGGGCGATCGCGGCGGCGGACCGATCCTCACCCTGCCACGGCGTGCTGGTGCGGTCGATGTTGCCAGGATTGTTGTTGCGTACGCCGCGCGGCGTGCTGGTGGTGCCCATGCGATCCCCCGTTGTCGCTGTGGAAGAACCGGCACCGCTCACGCCACCCGGGCGTATGTGAGCGGTGCCGGCCTGTTTGGTTACGCCTTGGAGGCGTTGCCCGGCGTGAGACGCACCTCAACGGTGGCCTGCCCGGCAGTCCCTGCAGCCCAGGCGAACGCCGCGCCAGTGACATCGCCGGCCGCAGCGGCCGCGGCACTCGCGTCGAAGGCGTTGGCGCTGGCGTCCCACAGCAGCTTTTCGCCCTGCTCAAAGGTCGCAGCCGGCACCTTGGGTACGGTAAAGACGCCACCCAGCGCCACGCTGCCAGTCGCATCCGCAGCAATCGCCACCAGAGCGACACCCAGCTGGTGGCCGATGACCACCACCTGGCCGGAAGCCACGGCCTGCCCGCTGTTGTTGGTCCAGGGGATCACGTCCCCATCGGAAACGAAGTTCTTTGCCATGTCGTTGTGCTCCAGAAGGGTTAGCCGCAGCGCTGCGCGCCGCGGTAGTCGAGGGCGGCCAGGCCGAAGTCCAGGCGAGCCTTCCAGCGCACGCCGTCCACGGTGAAGCCTTCTTCGTAGTCGAGGAACGGCTCGGTGACACCGTCCAGGAAGGCCACCTCGATCACCGGGCACTCGGCGGGATCGGCGAACAGGTACCACTTGTCGTCCTTGATGCGCGCGGTGTCCACGATGTCGCGGAACAGGCCCTGTACTGCGTTCGGGCGCTGCAGCTTCCCTGCCGTGTCCGGGTCGTACTCGGCCTTGTTGGTCACCCGCGCGGCGCTGCCGTACTTGGTCGGGCCGAGCCACAGGGCCGGCGTCAGATCCAGCACCTCGTTGCCGCCCACATCCTTCTGGCCAGCCAGCTTCACGCGCAGCGCATCCACCGATTCCACGCCCGGCAGAGCCGCAGCCAGAAGGTTGCCGTGATCGGCATGGAACAGAGCCTTGCCCGATTCCAGCACAGGGTTGCTGGCCAGGAATGCGTAGGCGTCCGCTTCGATGGTGCGCTTGGCCGCACGGCCGAATGCCGTTGCCAGTCCGATGAACGCACCCAGGTCATCATTGATGATGGCCTGGCGGGTCAGGTTGATGATGTTGCCCTTGGTGCCGGCAGTAACCGTGGCCTTCTCGCCATCCGGAATCGTCTTGTTCTTGAACTCACCGGCCTCGGTCAGGGCATCCAGGTTGCCGAGGCTGCCGACGCGATAGCGAGAATGCTGGCGGAAGTCGCTGACGGTTCCGGTGGCGCACCAGCGCGACCAGGTATCAGGCGCCACGGCATAGGCCGACTGCAGTGCCTTGTGCATGGTCGCTTCCAGCAGGATCGGGAAATCGCTGCCGGTCTGGGTGAAGGCGCGGCCCACCAGTTCCAGCTTCGACATACCGTCGGTGCGCACACCACTGCGCTCCAGGCTGCGTCGAGCCAGGTCCATCAGCGTCAGTCCGCGCACCGGGTTGTCGCCGGTCAGAACGAACGCACGCTTGGTGCTCGGATCGATGACCTGCGCGCGCGACAGCAACGCGTCAGTGACCGCAGCGCGCTGCAGCTCGCTTTCATCCTGGGTGACGCTGATGCGGTTGATGTTGCCGCCGGCAGCGTTGTCCGCACGCACCAGGCTGTCCAGGATGATGCCGCGGACATGATCGAGGCTGTGACCAGCCCTGATCCAGTCTGCGGCGTGCTCACTCTGGCCGTGGCGCTGGGCGAGCTCGACGATGTCCGCCGCGCGGGTATCGGCCTGGGGTGCCTGAGCCGGCGCCACAGGCGCTGCGGCGGGCGGGGTGGACGTGCTGGGGGTGGGCTCCTGCTGCACCACCTGGTCGGCGGCACGGGCGGTGGGCTGGGGCATAACGGTCTCCTGCGACGATGCGCTGCGAGTGAACACGCAGGGGGTTCCCTGCGCGGGTTGGTTGCTGCGGGTGGTTGCGCCCTGGTCGGCGGGCACGGTAACGAAGCTGATTTCGGTCGGCGTCCACTCAACTGCGCGGTACACGGGAAGGTCGCCGGGATTGACCGCGCGCTCGACTTCATAGCGCTGGACGCTGTAACCGACCGAAATGTTGCGGATGATCCCGGCCTTGATGTCAGCAACGACCCCCGCCAACTCTTCGCGCTCGGAGAGGCGGATGACGGCGTGGCCCTTGCCATCGGCGAGCCAGGCGCGCTCGACCACGCCCATCTGCGACTTCAGGGTCCAGGTGCCGTGGCTATCCAGGACAGGCGCCGCGCCCGACTCAAGCCGCGACATGTTCACGGATGCATCGTCAACGACCAGTTCTTCCCAGTAGGCCGTGTCGTTCCACCAGTCGTAGCGACGAACGCGCGCGCCTTCGGTCCACACCAGCTCGACCGTACGCGCTTCCTTGTTGAAACTGGTGGGCAGCAGCCGCGCTTCACGGAGCTGTTGCGGCATCAGCCGCGTTCCCTCGATGGCCGAAGGCTGGGTTGCCTGGGGCATGGCTATTCCTCGTTGGGTGAAGGGGCTGCGGCCGGCATGGACCGGGCAGCGCTGGATTGCAGGAAGCTCATGAGCTTGAGCGCGCCCGTCTGTTCCATGCGGGCGTAGTCCTTGCCCATCTCGACAAAGACCGCATCGGCGTCGTAGCCACGTCGCCGCAGGGATTCGCTCGGCGACAGGAGCCCGGCGCCCATGCCTGCAATCTCCGAATCGATGTCCTGCTTGGGATTGACGTAGTCCCAGCGCGGAGTGCTCCAGTCGGCCGAGCTGCCCGGGTTGCGCACTTCACCACCCAGCGCCGCAGCTTCATCGAACCAACGCCAGATGGGCTTGCACATCTGCGGGATCAGAACCAGCCACTGGAGCTGTTCGGTGTCCCGGCGGAACTCCATCTGCCGGATGCGTGCGCTGGAGAAATTCACCTCGCGCATGTCGCCCGTTGCAGACTCGTAGGGAACCCCGATTCCCGCAGTGATGATGTGTGCGTTGTACTTGCAGTACTCCACATAGCCGCCAGCGGGCTTGGGTTCAATGGTCTGGAAGCCGGTCGCCCCGGACACGTGCGTGATGCCGCCACTGGGCAGCGGCCCAAGGTCAGTCATCGACTCCCGGTCCCCGCTCAGCTGGGAAGGGCCGTCGTCATCGGTGTTCGCCATGGCTTCCGGATCGCCACTGACAATGACGCCCAGGCGGGCCTCAAGATTCTTTCGCGCCAGTTCGGCGTCCTCGTACAGCATCAGGTCGCGCACGCGCGCAATGACCGGCGCGAACCGGCTGATGCCACGCCCTTGACCTGGGCGAACGGGATTGAACAGATGGATGATGTCGGCTGCGGGAACTGCTGCACTGGTCAGGCGAACGGAGCCACGTACCGCCTCACCCGGGTGAGCAGCAAACAACCAATACGCCTTGACACGGCCGAGCACGTCATACTCGATGCCGTTGATGATCTGGCCACCGCCACGCAGCGAGCCATTCTTGTTCCCGTCGAGCCAGTCGATCTCCAGGACCTGCAACTGCAGCGGAACCGCCAGGCCATCCGACATACGACGCGTGCGACGACGAATAAGGACTTCACCGTCCTGCTCCATCGCCCGATATGCCGTTGCCATCAGCCCGTAAATATCGGACTTGCCGTCAGCATCAGCAACATCCGCCCAGCGCGACCACAGCTTGTCCAGGCGCGCAGCGTCTGGACCCTCAGCCTTCGGTGTGATGCCCGTGCCGATGGTTGCGCTCACCAGCACCTGCAGCGACCGTGCGCAGTAAGGGACGTTCTGCACCAGCGAACGAGCGCGATTGCGAAGCTCGCGCGCATCGGCCATGTGATCGGTGTTGGCACTGGCACCGGCCCGGCGGACCCGCCATCCGTCACCACGCGAAGCACCTTCGTAGGCTCTGGCCGCATCCAGCATCACGCGCGCCCGATGCCGTTGCAGCGCATACCCGGGGGCGACTGCAGCGATGGCACGATCAAGCAAGGAAGTCCCCACGTCAGAAACCTCTCAGCGTGGTGAACCGATAGCGGCGCGTGGCCGGCTTCCGCGCAGGTGCAGCAGCGGCGAGCTCAGCTTTCATGCGATCCAGCGCTGTCAGCATTGCCTCGACAGACTGATACGTGACCTGACGATCACCGTGGCGCACCGACAGCTGTCCGCTGGCGATGGCTGCCTTGAGGCGCTTCACATCGTCTTGGGTCCAGCTCATTGAAGGGGCATCCGCGTTTCCATGGATGCCAGTTTCCGTACCAAGTGCGGGTGAGTCTCGGGGAACTCACCCGCACCCTTCACCTGTTCGCCGAGGGCTCATCCAGCAATCGGTACAGCGTCCGCCGATCAATTCGGAACCGCTTGCAGAGGGAGCGCACCGATTCCTGCTGTTCCAACCCCTTCCTGATTTCGCCCACAGGGTATGTAGGTGCCTGCAGGCTCGCCGGGATGTACAAGTCCTGGGCCGGATACTCCTCGACCAGGTAGGCAACGACTGCCGCCACCACCTCGCGAATATCGTCGCTGTCGCAGCGAAGGCGCAGCGCCGCCCCAATGGTCAGCTCATCAGTCAGCTCGTTGATACGGATGCGCTGGCGAATAGTGTTCCGGCTCACCACTGCCTCCGGAATTGTTGCACCGACGTGGAGCGAACCTTCCTCGGCGGAAGGGATGTTTCACGGGAATCGGCATGCTCACTCGGCGAGACCGGCTCCACATTCGTTTCGCGTGGAACATCGGCCACCGGAGTAGCCGACGACAGCAAGCGCTGTTCAACCAGATCCCAATCCGCGCGGGTGAAGCGATTCAAGCGGACCTCGGGATGATGTGCCGCCGCATACGCGTACACCCAGGTATCCAAGGGCTCATTACGGGTCACCCTCTTCTCGAACCGATTCTTCACCGGGTTATAGACCTCCGAAACCAAGCCTGGAAAGAACTCTTCGGGCAACTGGTCGCTGAAGTGAACCATGCGCGTTGCCACCTCGCGCTCCGCATCGGCTGAGAGCCTGCTGTAGAGGTAGTGCTTTGCATTAACCGTGCCCACGTGGTGGATCATGATGCCGCGCTTGTCGGTCTTGCCCTTCCAGGTCACGTCGACCAGCTTCCCCTTCGACAGCACCGGGGCGTTGTTGGGAACAGCGCCGAAAATACACATGGGTCGGGTGACACGCCGCTGACGCACGTAGTTCTTGACCGCCTCCGTGCGGTGGCCACCCGCGTCTATGGCGACCGCCATCGGTCGTAGCAAAGCACCGTCCACCCGCTCTATGGCGCGATTGAGAAGATCCGTCAGCGCAACCCACACTGCGTCCTCGGCCGGATCTCCCTGCAGCTCCACGTAATCCAGCGTCCATGCGGTCATGCCACGCCCCCAGCCAACGGTGTGGACCGCCAGGCGGCCATCTTGGGTATCGACACCCACTGTGATCGCCAGCACCCCGAGCGGCGCCAGGCGCAGGGCGTACGGCTCGGCACGATCCTTGATCACGTTGTGCTTGACCGCGCGCATCGACGGGTCTTCCCACGTCTCGGCCAGCCGGTCATTCACGAAGGTTTTGAGGGAGGCGGGATCACCCTGCGCCTCCAGCCACTCCTTCACCAGGTCCAACCAGCGCGGCCCCAGGCCGAACTGGTAGTACAGGCAATTGATGGTGTAGCCGCGTATCGGCGAATCAGGGTTGGCCGCCACCCAGCGCCCGTTGGCGATCATGTCGGTCTTAAAGTGCTCCTCGATGGCGACACCACACTCGCAGCACGCGTACCACGCGTGGCTCTTGTCGGGCGACCACACCAGACCGCTCCACTGCAGCGCCTGGTAATGGCCGCAATGGGGGCACGGCACGTGATACCGGCGCTGATCGCTCTTGTCGTACAGCTTCGCGATCCGGCTGAGTCCGGCGATGCCCGGCGTGCTGATGTACTGGCGTTTGTAGGTGGTCGGGAAGGACGACGTGCGGCCGTCCAGCATCTTCACCGGGTCGTCGCCGGTGGAGAGCTGCTGCGGGGCCTCATCGATCTCATCCACCTGCAGGTATTTCACCGTCGAGGACTTCAGGCGCTGCGGGCTACCCATGTGCTCCACGAACAGCTGGCCGCCAGCGAAGTCCTTGAACGTGCGCTGGTTCGCGCTGTCGCGGCTGGCGGTGCTGGTCAACGCCTTCTTGACTACTGCGCAGACCTCGATCATCGGGTTCAGCTTCTGGGCGATCCACTTGTTCATGGACACCTCACCCGGCAGCGCATACATCATCGGGCCCGGCGCATAGTCCATCCAGTAGGCCATGGCATTAGTCGCCAGCTGACTCTTGCCGAACTGGATCGGGAACATGCAGACCTGGTCATGCACCGGGCTACGGGCGGACATGTTGTCCATCGGCTCACGCAGTGGCGGGTTGCGGTCCGTCACCCAGCGCCCGGGCTTGCTGCCGCTCTTGGTGGACAGGCGCATGTGTTCGTCGCACCACTGCGAAACGCTCATGGGCCGCCGCGGCTGCAGCGATCGCGCCAGCACCGACGCCAGGCAGCTCTGTGCCTCCATCATTCCGCAGCCTCCGCTGCCTTGGCCGCCAACGTGCGGAAGCCCTGGCTGAGTTCTTCCAGGGCGTGGCTCACCTCATCCCAGACCAGCCGCCGGCAACCGGCCTCATCCAGCGTTGCGGCGAGCTGCGGCGCCAGCGTGTCGGCGAGGCGCTCCATCGCCCCCCGAAACGTCGTTGCATGCTCAGCGAGGAATGCCTCCACGTCCGCGCGAGGCAGCAGCAGCCCCAGCTCCTTCTGCAGCGCGATGTGGGCCATGTGCGCGTCGGTCTCTGCCTTGTCGGCCAGCGCCTTGGCCTTGCGCGCTGAGTCAGGGGTCTGGGGCCGACCTACCCGTGAAGGCTTGGCATCGTCGTCGCCATCCTCTTCGTCGTCATCGACGTCGGCGTCGACAGCATCGACCCCCTCCCCACTCCCCACCAGCGCGTTACCGCGCTCATCTGCGTGGCGCTGGGCGACACCGGCATAGACCGGGTCTGCGGTGCGAGCGTAGAGCTCCAGGGAGGCGGCCTTCAGGAATCCCTTGCCGCCGTCACCCACCACCACCCGGCCCTTCTTCCGCAGCTCGACCACGTAGGACGGCTTGCAGCCGATCAGCGAGGCCAGCTCTTTGCCAGTGATCGTCACGTCTTCCTCAGCCATTGATTCCCCCTACTCCATTTCCTTCGAAGATCGTTAAAGCGGAAAAACGCGCGCGCGTGAGCATGTGCGGGCTGTGCGGTGGCGTGTGCGGGATGCGATAGCCGCTGAATCGACGTGGCACAAGGCGTGTGCGGCGTGTGCGGGATGTGCGGTCACCCACATACGCACGCGAGGCGCATTGCGTCGTGGCAGTGTGATACCCATTCGCACCCGCGCCCGCCCATGTAGGCCGATTGCCGCACGTCCCGCACACGCCTACTGCCGCAAGCGATTCACGGCGATTCAATGCCCGCACATCCGCCCGCACATCCCGCACACCCCGCACATTGATAGGCACAGTGATCACGCACGCCCCTTGTAGTCGGAGTACATGCGGCGGAATGACACGACCTGGTCGCCCAGCCATGCTGCCTCTGTCTTCCCGTCAGGCACCGTGCAATCGCCGAGCATCAGGAAGCCATGTGGCCCATTCACGGTCTGCTCGATCTGGTAGCGCTTCCGAGCCCGGTCGGGGTGGATGATCTGGCGCTTGCGCACCAGTGCGTTGATGAACTTTGGTGACGGTGCCGGGCGCGGCAAGCCCTCACGCGCGCACCAGGCCTTGTAGACCTCGTACCACTCTTTCGAGAGCGCCGGCATGGGCTTCAGCCCGGGAATGTCATCGCCGTAGAGCTCGTCCAGGAATCGCTGCGGGCTATCCTGGCTCAAGCCGATCAGCTCTTCCTTCGCATGGGTCATCGGCGGATGGGTGCCGTTGGTGAACCCGGTCAGGTCAACCTGCAGCAGGTAGTGGTGCAACGCCGCCGTCGCGCCGTTGCGGATATCGGCCAGCACCTCGGTGTAGAACTCCAGGCTCAGCTTTTCCGGCGTCCAGATCACCGCGTGGCGCCGGTCGTCCTCTTCCAGTACGACCGGCATCGCTTCGTTCGAGAGGAACACCAGGTTGGCGTGGTTGTCTTCTTCGTAGGCCTGGATGTTCTTCGGGTTGATGCGGATTCGGTCACCCGTGATCAACGCCTTCAGCTTGTTCTTGAGGTGGTACACCTCGGTGCGCGCGACCACTTCGTCGGCGAGCAGGAAAAGCTTGCGGCTTGCCCAGTCGTTGAATTTGTCTTCCAGAGCAGCCTGGTCAAGCACCCGGCCGTATTCGCCGTAGAGCTTCATGTACTCATCGAAGAACATGTTCTTGCCGGTGCCCTGCGGACCATGAATGACGATGGTCGATTTCATCTTGGCGCCAGGATGCTGCAGCGGGTAGGCGAGCCACTTGACCACCCAGTCGTACAGCGCCTTCTGGTTGGCCTCGTTACCGCACATGTGCCAGAGCAGCTGCAACAGCCGATCGCAGTTGCCCTCCTGCGGTACGGTCGGCCAACCGGCAAAGAGATTGCAGGTCACACCGGGCTTCTCGCACGACGGGTCAAAGTCAACCTCCCGCACACGCACGATGGACCGATCCGAGTGTTCCATCCATGCACGGTGCAGTTCCTTGCGCACGCAGGCATCGCGCATGTCGCCCAAGGCAACCAGCATGTGCTCTTTGTGGTCAAACACCGTGCCGCCCTGCCCATAGACCAACGCGAAGCGCTCGAGCAGCTCGGTCAGCGAATGGATGGGGGACAGGCGGTCATTCCCCTCGCCCCCGTCGCTGGTGATGGAAGGCGCGCGTTTTTCTGCCGGCACCCGCCATGAGAGCTCCGTGAGACGGGCCTCGACCTGTGCTCGCACGACATGCAGGCCCTCCTGGGCGTGCAGATCGTTGAAGTCGCTGACCTTGCGGCCGGTGTCGAGGAAGCGCTCACGCCTGGTCGGCTCATCGGCAAACACCGGGTGCAGCACCGCTCCGCCCACGTCCAGCGCTGCGGCCTCGGCACCGAGCAGGCCAGCATTCGACGCGCCATGCGGCTGCATGCACGATGGGCAGAACTGCGGATGCTCGGCGAGCACAAGTCGGGTCTTGCAGTCCCGCTGCCGGCACTTCTGCAGCACGTCGTCGTCGGCGCACAGCAGCATCTTGATGCCGCGATAGCGCTTCGCCAGGGCCGAGGCGACGGCCAGCATGTTGCCAGCATCGAACGCCACGGCCACCGGGTAGCCCGTCGCCATGTGCAGTGTGGCCGCCGTGGCATAGCCCTCGGCCACCAGTAGGATCCACTGCGGGCTTCCGCCGATCAGGTGGAAGTGGCCCTTCTTGACCATACCGGCCGGCCAGTACTCCTTCGCGGGCTTGCGCCCTGCTGCAGCCAGCTTTGCGCTACGCAAGACCTGCAGGCCGTGCACCTGGCCGTTGACGTCAAGCAGCGGGACGAGAGCGGCGCCCGTGGTGCCATAGCGCAGGCCGAAACCCTGCACGCCCTTGCTGACCAGGTAGTCGGCCTCGCCCACTGCATTGGCCTTGGCCCAGGCGGACGACGCCCGCTCTGCCGCTCGCTTCGCTTGAGTCTGGCGTGCGGATTCCGCACGTCGGCGATCCTCGGCCAGCCGATTGCGCAGCGCTTCGCGCTGTTCATCGGAGAAGGTCTTGTCGCGCTTGCGCAGATCGACCTTCGTTGCGCCGTTCTCGTTGCCGTGCCAGACGCCGTATGTCCCGACGACCAGCACTTCGCCGGCCGACGTGTTCAGTTCGTGGAGCGCGTACCAGCCGCGGCGCTCGCGTGAGCCCTCGACGCGGCAGCGGACCATGCGCCCGGTGGTGTCCAGTTCGGTGACCAGTAGACCGGCAGACTGCAGCTGCTGCAGCACATCCCCATAATTCTCAGACATTCAGTAGTTTCCAGCCCTGCTATCTACCGAGAGAACGGGGTCCGAATTACCCGCGACGGGCATGCCCAGGGAGGACCCATCGCTGGAATCGAGAATCGCTCTCAATGCCAAGGCCGATTCAGTAGCGCGGGCAAAACGCGGTCTTTCACGAGCCACCCGGGGGGATGGGGCTGAATCAATGCTTGCTTGGTACATCAGGGTTCCCCAAAGGCAGGCTGCGCTGCCGGTTGTCTTGCTGCTCTTGCCGCTGGCGGATGCGCTCGCGCTCTGCCAATGCCTCTTCACCAATCAACCCGGGCACCGCATCAGTCAGCGCCAGGGCCGCCAGTTCCATCGCCTGCCGTGCAGACGCGGTGGCTATGCCACGCCGTCGATACCGGGATCGATGGGCGTGGTGGGTGGTCACGTCAGTCCTCCGTCCCCTGCTGACCAGCAGCACGGCAGGCGTTGCGCTCGAGGCGGTAGCAGAGCGTGCGCACCTCGCGCGACAGGTCTTGGATGCGATCCGCCTCGGGGACGGTGAGGCGCCTGTCTGCCAGCGCGTCGATACCTGCACCGGCCAGGGCGCCTGTCAGCTTGTGCAGCTCCAGCAACTTGGCCTGGATCGCGGCCAGCTCATCGGGCCAGCCACCCTCGGGCGGCGGCGGGACGTAGTCGACCATCAGGTCGTACTGGCCTGCGAGGGAGCACACCCAGTCGGTTGCACTCTCCTGCGTGACCACGAACTGCTGCAGGTAGTCGGTCAGGATCTCGGCCATCTCCATGGAGATAGACTCACCATCGATGCCTCGCAGCTTCTTGCGCAGCGTCTCGGCCGAGATCGACCTGCGCCTGCGCTTGCTGATGTGCGCCGCCGCATCCTGCAGGCCGCCTGGTGCGCGGGTCACTGCGTTGTGTAGCGCATCCCGCCAGTACAGGTCAGACCGGCGGCAAGTCATGCTTCCCCCTGATTTCTAGCGCATTTCATCGTGGGAGACGGCACCCGGACTGAAGCAACATGATCCGCATGACGAAGACCGCTGAACCCCCACGGCACGTGCGCTTCATCGCAATGCGCCATTTCGATGTCAATCATGGAGTGACGGACATTGCCGCAATCTTCTTTGGATTCGACGCGGCCCCGTTGAGCCCCGCCCTGCGCATAGTCGAGTCGCTCAGCACCACGACTTCGGGCGCAGGTTGCCCCCGTCGCGGCCATCAGTTGGGCACTCCGGTTTGATCGGGCAACCCGAAAACGTCTGGGCGAAGCAGGTGCCTCGACACTCCAGTGACCCTCTCAATAGCCAGCGCATGCTTCGCCGGCACCGGCCGCGATGCCTTGACCCATTGATTCAGTTGCTGGGGCGATACGCCAAGGATTCGGGCCAGCGCCACTTGGCCCCCCTTTGTCTTCTCAACCGCGGTCAGAATTGCGCTCATGCCACCAGTAAAGCACAGCTTTATCTTTTCTGTAAAGCCCCGGTTTATTGGAAAGTTGTCGGCATCAGCCGATCATCAAGCAATGCTTGACAATAACGAACTAGCCCGGCGCATTCGCTTCGCCTTCGAACACTCCCCGCGCGGCACGAAAGCGCGGGTAGCCAAAGAGTGCGGGATCAATCCACAAGCCATTACAGGCTGGGAGCGGAAGGGCGCGATCGACAAAGCCTACATCCCCGCGCTCGCTCGCTATACCGGCCGCCGCGTGGAGTACTTCCTCGATGCTGGAGTGGACGACAAAGAGAGCCAGGGCGACGACGTGCGCGAAGCAATCTCACCGGGTGAGAGACATGCAGGCGAGCATGTGCGTGTCATGCAACTGGATGGGGAAGCCGACATGGGGGACGGACGGATCAATGATGACTACCCGGAGATCATCAAATCGATGGACTTCACGCCTGCATACATTCGATCGGTTGTCGGCTTTGTGCCCGCGCCTGGACGACTCGTCCTGGTGACCGGTCGAGGCGACTCTATGATTCCGGTAGTTCAGCCTGGCGAGTCGTTGATTGTCGACACCGGGATCACGTCCTTCGATGGCGACGGCATCTATCTGATCAACACTGGCAACGGCCAACAAATCAAAGCACTACAGGACCGCGGAGAAGCCGTCTATGTGGTGAGTGCAAACGCGGGCCTGTACCCGGCGTTTCCCCTGCCGACAGGGGCACTTATCGGCGGGAAGGTGTACCTACGAAACCGAATCGACCGGTTGAACTAACCGGAGCGGCCAAGGCTCATGCGACGGAACACTGCCCACAAGTTCAAAATTTTGGCACTGGCTGCTGCTGCGTGCGCGCTCACTGCGTGCTCGCAGGTGCAGGAATACCAGTTCAGGTCTGCTGCGCGAGCGTCGTTCGATGATGTTCTATCGGACGCAGAAAGCGCTCGTTTCCGCAAAGAACGGATCGTTTGGTCAAACACTGAGAAGAATCGGCTCGCGCTCTGCGGTGAGGTGAACGCGAAGAACTTGCTCGGCGCCTACGTTGGTTGGAAGCGCTTCGTGGTTGTTGGACACGCGTCGCCTGCGTTCACACTTGGCCCTCTGATAGAAGACGTCAGCTATCAGCAGGAAGAACTCAAGGCACAAGGACGCCTCTACTGCGGATGGCGTTGATCCAGGCATCAATTCATAAATCTACGCTTTACATCTAAAATAAAGCTGTGGTTTACTTCGCCCGTCAGCAGTGTTGCTGACGGGCGACCGGCGGGTCGTCACCCTGCCGCTCCCCCTCTCGCGGCAGCAGCCGTCCTAGACAGATGACCCGCCGGCGCCCTCCCTTAACCAGGAGCGCGCCATGTCTCATAGCCACGCCGATCCGAGCCCAACCCTGCTGCCGCTGCTGGCCGTCAAGGCCCTGCTGGCGCTGGCGGCTCGCGATCACAGCACCGCCCAGACCCTGTGGACCCGCAGCAAGGGCGAGCACAGCCGCAACCAGCTGCGCCGCTCGCGCCGCATGGGCGTGGCAAGCCTTCGCCTGGAAGCCTGCTCGCGGGATATGTCGGCTGAGGTGCGGGCATGAGCGCGCTAATCGGAAACGCGATCCTGCGCCGCCTTGACCGCGAGGCGTTGAGTCAGCTCTGCGCTGAAGTTGCTCGCCTGGCTGTCGAAAATGAGGAGCTCCGTCAGCAGCTGTGGCTGGCGGAGGATGCCGCACGCGCCTGGCAAGAGGACGCGATGAACCTGCAGCAGGTTCTCTGCCGAGCAACGGGCGGGCGCCCTGGACTGACCGTCGATGGAGCCCTCGTAGTTGTCCCGAGCGGCGAAGCGCCGGCTGAGGTGCAGGCATGAGCGGATTCGTTGAATTCGAAGCCACGTGCTTCACGGAAAAGCTGGCCGTTAATCGCAACAGCCACGGGCGCTGGGTAGCCAATGTCTTCACCCTTGAAGGCAAGCAGAGGGAGTACCGCTCGATCGCGGTGATCGTTGGCGAGCACGCCCAGCGCCCAGAAATTAAATCTGACGAAAAAACCGCCGTTACACGGCTCTGGCTCGGCAATGGCGCAATCCAGGTTCCCAGCACACTGGTGCCGAAGCTCCAGGCCTTCCTCGATAAGCATGCGGCCGGGGGTGCAGCGTGAGCCGCCGCCTCCGTATCAGCTGGCTGGCAGTTGCGCTTCTGGCCGCCGTGGTAGTGCCGCTGCGCATCGCTGAGATCCATGACGCTCACACCGACCGCGACGCCGCGAAGTCCCGCTGGGCAGCCAGCAGTTCGGTGAGGGGCTGACCATGCGCCAGACCTCCCGCCCACTGCCTGCATCGGTTCCGTCCTGTGGCCACGGCCACCGGCCGCAGATCGTCACCACCAGCGGCGCGCCCACCGGGCATCGCCTGGGCACGGCCTGTCCCGACCTGGTGCACATCGAGTGCCACCGCTGCGGCATCGCCACCCGGCCGGTTCCCTACGACCGCGCCGCGTTGGCCGAGCTGCGCTGGACCGATCCCACCTTGGCGCACTACCGCATGGAGATCTCCCACCTCGCCCGCCACCGCGGCGAAGTGCTGGCCGAACTCGCTTCAACCGCCCCTTCCACCTCCATCGCAGCCTGACCAGGAGACACGCCATGGCCGCCGCACTCAAGCCGAAAGAACGCGCCGCTCTGCTGGCAGCGCATGCCGCTTCGGACCACGCACTGCACCGCACCCGTGCGGGCTTCGCGCCCAACAACCGACCGGAGAAGGTCTTCACCCGTCGCGTCATGAACTGGCTGGATGAGCGCGTGCTGATGCGCTTTGACGACCCGGAGCTGCCGCGCACCGCGACCTTGACCGCCGCCGGTCTTGCCGCTGCCGAGGCCGAGATTGCCAAGGCCCGCGACCTGGCGCTGTCCGCATGAGCGCTGCAGCAACCCTTCCGGTCGAGCAGCAGTTCGCCACCGGCCACCAGGGCGAATCGCTGGTGCTGATGGTGTGCCAGGGCTGGATCTGGGCCGGGCTGTACACCGCCGCGCCCCGCGAATCGCTCACGAAGCTCGCCGCCAGCGCCGGCCGGAGCGTTGGGGTATCGCACAACTCGCTGCGCCTGGGCGGCACGACCTTCCCCCTCAACCGTCTGGCCGCTCAGGCCGCACACCGCTGGCTCGACCGGCAGGGCGTTCGCGTCCGGCCGATCTCCCCCAACAACCGCGCTACGCGCACCACCAAAGGAATCCACGCATGAGCCGCTCTGTCGTGATCTATGGGCCGCAACGCTGCGGCAAAACCGCCAACGCGCAGGAGCTGCGCGAACACTTCGGCATGAAGGACGTGCTGGACGACTGGGATGGGCACACCGCCTATCCGTTGGACGACACCCTGGTGCTGACCAACAACGCCGATGCCGTCGCGCATCAGTCGTCCCGCGTTCTGCACCTGGGCAGCGCGATGCGCCAGATGGTTGCTGGTGCGCGCGCATGAGTACTTCCCCTCAGCACACCGGCCGCGCCGACCTGGTACGCAAGGCCCTCGCGCAGTTCCCGCAGGGCGCAACGATTGAGCAGCTGAAGACCATTGGCCGCGTCAATGCGTCGAACCATGCGATCAGCCACACGCTGACCGGGCTGGCGCGCAGCGGCCACGCCACCTGCGCGCGCTCAGGCCGCACCGGCATCTGGCGCCTCACGGGCCACGTGCAGCACGCGATTGCCCCGCTGCGCGCGGCAGAGCCCCGTGAGCGCCGGACCTTCCGCGCCCTGGTAACGGCACTCCCCGAGAACGGCCGTGCGAGTGACGCGTCGACCACCGTGCGGCACAAGGATTACGAGCGTGACCAACTGGCCGAGGATCTCGCCGCTTTCTGCGCAAAGGGCGGCGTTATCGAAGAGCTGGGCACCACGCCGCTGCGCCCCACGCTGAGCCGCCATGCGGCCAACCACGGCAGCTACGTCGACCGCATGGTCGGCCAGTACAAGGACTGATCCTGATGAGCGCCCCTTCCACAGATCCCGCCAACGATGCCGCGACGGCCAGGAAAGTGCTGTACGCGACCGGTCCCGCACACCAGGCATTCGGCCAGTCGCGCGCGGCCTACTTCGTCGTGCCCCGCCGCACCCTGCAGTCGATGCCGGCCGAATGGCAGGAACGTTTCGTGACCTTGATCGCCGAAGCCAAGGCCTCGCTCCCTGCCGATGGCTTCCCTGCGTACCAGGTCACCCGGCTCAACGACGGCACGTATGCCAGTGACCCTCATCGTCGCTACCGCAACACCGGCCCACTGCCCCCACTGCCGGCTGGCGCCACGCCCACCGCGCCCAAGGATCCTCTGGCCGGCGCATTCGTCTATCCACCCACCGATTTCTAGCAGCTCAACAGCTGCAACCACCGCCCCATCAATCAAGGAACGACCATTGAACGCCATCACCATCCGCACCAAGGGTGAAGCCGAGATCTTCATCTCCAGCGAGACCTTCCGCCCGGAACACCTGATCCCTGGGCAGCTGATCGAGCTCGAGGCTGGCCAGGCAATCCTCCCGCACCCCGGCGGGCACACCAAGCTATTTGCCGATGGCACCAGCGCCTCCGGCCGCGACCCGCGCACCGACCACGTCGCTGTCATCGACCACGCCACGGGCCTGATGTGGGCCGTGAAGTCCATCGGCGACAACGACGGCGACCCGATGAGCCAGGCCGACTGCGAGAAGGCCTGCAGCGAGCTGCGTCTGCTCGGCCACAACGACTGGCGCCTGCCCACCCGTGCCGAGCTGTCCGCCCTGGTCGATGAAACCCGCCACGAGCCGGCCATCGATACCGCTCTGTTCCCCGGCGTGCTGTCGCGCTGGCACTGGACCAGCACTGCGGCCGCCTGGTCCTCGGCGTCCGCGTGGCTCGTCTATTTCGGCGGCGGCCTCGTCAGCAGCCTCCACCGCGGCAGCCACGGGTTCGCGTTGGCCGTGCGTCGTGCCGGTCAGTAATTGGCCCTTTTGATCCTTTCCCTGGAGCAACCATGAACCCCATCACCCTCAAGAAGATCGGCGCCGACCGCAACCAGCTGCCGGACGATTCCACCGACCACGTCGCCGTGTTCCTGCCCGACTACGGCCTGACCTTCACTGCCACCAACATCGTGGACAGCGACGTTCCGCACGCCGAATGCGAGGCCGCCGCAAAAGCCCTGGACCTGCTCGGCCACACCGACTGGGATCTGCCGACCATCGAAGAGCTGCAGCTGCTCATCGACCGCAGCCGCTACTCGCCGGCCATCAACACCGACTTCTTCAAGGGCATCGAGAACGACTGGTACTGGTCCAAGACCCCGGCCGCCTGGTCCTCGGCGTCCGCGTGGAACGTCTATTTCGGCTACGGCTACGTCGGCAACGACCTCCGCAACTACGACGGGTTCGCGTTGGCCGTGCGTCGTGCCGGTCAGTGATTTGATTTTCTGCTGAGGCTTTCTCGATGACTTCCCGCTTCCAGCCCCCACCCATCATCAAGGCCGCCGAACGTATGGCGGTCGAGATCGAAAACGCCGTGCGCCGGTTCGCCCGCTACCACCGCTACCAGATCGGTAACGACCTCCGCGCGCGTGCCCAGCAGGTGTTCATCAACGCCAACAACGCCTGGCGCGAACGCGCTGAGCAGGCGCGATGGGTGGCGGTGCTGGTGCGGGATATCGATGCCCTCAAGCAGCTCCTGCAGATTGCCAAGGGGGTTGGCGCCTTCGCCAGCTTCCGCCAGTTCGAAATGCTTATCCGCCTGGCCGAACAGCTGGGCTCCCAGGCCGGCGGCTGGCGCCGCCACCTGGCTAGTTCCTCCCATGCCCAGAATGCGCAAGCCGATGGCGCCGCGCAGCGTGGCAAGAAACTGAGTACCCGTACCGCCCTCGCGGGGGCCAACTCATGACGAAGCCGCGCTATCCGCATCCGGGCTGCGCGGCCTGGTCGAAAGTGTATGGGGAGGCGGCCGCCTGGTCCTCGGCGTCCGCGTGGAACGTCAATTTCAACAACGGCAACGTCAACAACAACCACCGCAACAACAACGGGTTCGCGTTGGCCGTGCGTCGTGCCGGTGAGTTTCAGGGAGAGGTAGGCCTGCAGGAGTTGTACCAGGCATGGCGGCGCGCACGCCGCCAGAAGGTTCCGAGCTTCAACCAGCTCCGATTCGACCACCGCTGGGCGGACGGCCTGCTGCAGCTGCAGCGCGAGCTGCTGGCCGGCAGCTGGGCACCGCGCCCGTCAACGTGCTTTGTGGCCACGCGGCCCAAGGCGCGCGAGATCCACGCGCCGGACTTTGCCGACCGCGTGGTGCACCACTGGCTGGTGCCACAGCTGGAGGCGCTGTGGGAGCCGACGTTCATCCACGACAGCTACGCCAACCGCAAAGAGCGCGGCAGCCACGCGGCTGTGCGCCGGGCCCAGCAGTTCGTACGCCAGGTGCACAGCGGACAGTGCGGCGGCTGGTATCTGCAGCTGGACGTGGCCAATTTCTTCAACAGCATCCACCGACCCACCCTGTGGCGGATGCTCCGCGCCCGTCTGCAGCGCCAGGGCGCACCGAAGGTAGTTCAGCAGGCCACCCATGCGCTGCTGCGCCGCTCTCCGCTGCATGCCGGCGTCCAGTACCGGGCCACGGCCGCTGAGCAGGCTCAGGTGCCGGCGCACAAGCGCCTCGCTAATGCACCGGCCGGACGCGGTCTGCCCATCGGCAACCTCTCCAGCCAGTTCTTCGCCAACGTCTACCTGGACGCGCTGGACCAGTTCGCCAAGCACGTTCTCAAGGCCAAGCGCTACCTGCGCTACGTCGATGACTTCGTGCTGTTCCACCACGACCGAGAGCAGCTTGCGGCCTGGCGGGATCAGATCGAGGCCTTCCTGAGTGACCAGCTCGGGCTGCGACTGAAAGCCGAGCAGAAGCTCTGTCGGCTCACGGACGGCCTGGACTTCCTCGGCTACGTGATCTATCCGACCCACACGCTGGCGCGCAAGCGCGTTGTCGGCCACCTGCATACGGCATTGGCCGAGTGGGAGGGCAAGCACGTCCAAGGCGGCCAGCTGCGCGGCATGCCCGCGGACTTCCGTGACTTGTCCTGCCGCATCGCCAGCTTCGCCGGGCACCTCCAGCACGCCAGCAGCCACCGGCTCATGCGCCGCGTCCACAACCGATTCCCGTGGCTGCGCTCAGCAGCCAGACCCCGGAGATTCAGCCACAAGGCCGAACGCCGGACCCACTCCTTCCAATGGCACCAGCACAAGGAAACTGCATGAACACCAATATGGCAGAGCGCGCTAGCGAGCGCCTGGACGCACAGATCGCCGATGCGCTGTTCGGGCAGCCGGGCATGAGCAAGATGGATGTGACCAACAGACTGCGGCAGCTGCGCGGAAGCGGCGCGCCGTTGCTGGTTGCCCTCCATCAGGCCGAGAAACGCCGCTTCGATAGCTCCGCAGAAGACCGCTTTGAGCAGTTCTTACAGGCTGAGATAGCTCGCAGCCCGAACGCTCTGCGCGAGCTGGGAGTCTACTTGGCTGACGTTCTGGATGAAGACAGATTCCCCGCAGCCAATCGACTCCTGCTGCAGCTAGCGACTGAGTACGCCGGCCCGCTCTCGCAGACCGAGGAACCGGGGCAGGTTCGCGATGAGATTGCGACTGGCCTTGACCACGTAGCACCGGCGTCATTGGAGCGCCTGGCTCACAACTTGGAACTGATGGATCTGAACATCGATGTCGCCGCCGAGAAAGAGGGTAAGGAAATGGCGGAGCACGAACGCGATTCCATCCTCCAGGCACTTCGGGTGGCGTTCCGACATCTGGACATGGGCTCAATGCGGGTAAGTCACTGCAAAGACGCGGCCATCATCGATTCCGCGCTGAGTGGCAGCGAAGCGGATGGATTCACCGACACCGACAGGCTCAATTTTCTGGAATGGAATTGCGTCGAAACTGCAGATGAACTTCGCCTGGAAAAACAACTCCACTTCGGAACCTATGGCGAGTCACTGCGATCCGCTATTGATGGTGCGATGACAGAAAAGGCGGCGGCCAATGGCTGACCATCCGAGCCTCAACGACCGCGCCGTGGCTGCCCTCGCCGCAGTTTCTGCCATGGACAGAAACGTAAGGTCCAACGATCCCGAGAGCACCATCGTGTGGCAGCTGAAGGACCAGGCCTCAGGCGCTCTGGCTGATGCGTTCCAGCGTGCCCACCACCTTGCCTGCCTGGCTGAAACAGTCCGCCGCGACATGAAGGCCGCGGTGGCCGATGCCCACAAAAAGGACACCAACAATGGCTGACCAGGTCACCACAGCCGCGCTGCCGGCGGCTGAACTGCACATCCTTCGCCACGCCCTGGGCGTCGGCGACGGTGGTACGGAGCGCAGCTATCGCAACCACTTCGTCACTGGCGAAGGCGGAGCCGACCACCAGCACTGCATGGCGCTGGTCGCGCGCGGCTACATGGTTCGGCGCGCGAACCACCCGCTCACCGGTGGCAGTGACCTGTTCAATGTCACCCAGGCCGGCCGCGAAGCGGTGCAGGAACATACTCCGCCGCCGCCGAAACTGACCAGGTCGCAGCAGCGCTACCAGCAGTTCCTGAACTACGACGGCGGCGTGACGTTCGGTGACTATCTGAGGGGCTGGCGATGACAGCAATCAATCTTGACCACCTCGCAACCGTGGCCGTGCGGCTCGCCATCATGCTGGGGGTGTTCCTGTTCGGCAGCGCCATCCTGTGGCTGGGGCGGCAGGCTGGTAGGGCATGTGCCTGGTGCTGGCGGAGGTGCGCTCATGGCTGACACACAGCGCGAACGCGTGATGCATCGGGAGATCGGAATGGATCTCGCAGAGCGCGTCGTCCTGGACCTGCTGGAAAGCGGCTGGTCGCGCCAGTCGCTGCGGAAGAACGAGGCGGCCGGGCCGACCCCGTGCGGCACCGCCTTCTATCTGGTTCGGGATGGCGGCATCGCCATTGCCTACTTCCCCATCGCCGAATTCACTGACGCGAACGGCCGCGGGCTCCTCTTCTCCATCCGCGACTTCTTCCCTCCGGTCCACAAGTCTGTGCACGGCGACGTCGAGCGCCTGGAGCCTTTCAAAGTGGGCGACCAGGTTATCTCGATGGACCGTGATCTGAATGGTTCGTGGCACTACGAAGATGAAGTGCGGGCCAGCGAGTGGCACCTTCTGATTCCCGTTTTCACGGTCGTCTCCGTGCGGCCGCGTCCCGGGCACCACACACAGTTCGGCGGCCGAGACTACTACCAGGTGAGGATCAAGGACCGCGTGGGCGGTGGCGGTGGCGGTGGCTTCCACGATCTTGTGCCCATCGCCGGCAGACCGTGGCAGATGCGTGGCGAGGGAGAGTGTCTGATCCGCGTAAGGCTCGCGCCCTTGGCCGTCGCTACCCAGTCGCCGCCAGCACTGCCGTCCCAACCGGACCTGTTCCCATGAACTTCTCACCGTCAATGGGGCTCGGCGCGCGGGACTTCTCCGCCGACGCCTCGATGCCGCCTGTAGTAAAGGTCCGCAAAATCAAGCATGACCTTGCCAGCTACGGGCACCTGCGCACAGTGCTGGAGTTCTCGAAATGGGCGCATGAGCAGTCACGCTTCCCGACCATCGACGCAGTGTGCACCAGGTTCAACGTGCACCGGTCTACCGCGTATCGGTGGACCAATGCTCTCGCAGCTGCCTATGGGATAGATCCGCCTCCACGCTCAGGCCAGGGGGCGCGATGATCGGAGAAGTTCTCCAGTTTCAGGATCTGCAGGAACTCTGTCGACCCGGCGAACGACCGCGACTGTCCACTGTGGAAGCATGGGCTCGCAAGGAAGGAATTCGCTACAGATACGACGGTAAGGGCGGCATCTGGACCACCGCTGCCGCAATGAACGCTGCACTCGGCCTGCAGCAGGCCTCCAACGACACCTATGGAAACGACGTCATCTGATGGCACCTCGACCGAGAAAGCACAATCCATCGATCCCGCCACACATTGACCAGGCGAAGATTCCCAAGGGAATGTACTGGGATGCGACCGGCCGTGGGCGATGGTACGTATTGGAGACGTCGACGGGCATCGACGGGCCTAAGAAGACCCGCCGAACAGTCGCCGGGCCGGACGCCAAACTATCCGAGCTCCACAGCATCATGGAGACGGGCGAGCACACGGGGACCGTGGAATGGGTATGCACCCAGTATCACGAAAGCGCCAAGTTCAAGGGCCTGGCGGCAGGGACCCGTGACGACTACGAGTCAGCGCGGAACGTACTTATCAACTACCCCACCAACCTTGGCGTGCCATTCGGCAAGCTCCAGGTGGCAAAGCTTCGGAACCACAATTTCCAACGCTTGGTCGACAAGATCGAATCCGCAGGCACGCCTACCAAGGCAAACAAAGTGCTGCGTTACTCGCGCCTGGTGTTTCGCTGGGCGCTCAATCGAGGCATCGTTGACCACAATCCCGCACAGGGGCTGGAGCAGGCGAAGGAGCGTAAGCGCCAGCGTCTGCCTACCAGCGCAGCCTATGCGAAGTTGCTGGCATTCGCGCATGAGCGCTCCATGCGAACGGCGAGGACCGAGGGTTCGGTACCGGCCTATCTGTGGATGATCATGGAGCTGGGCTACCTCTGCAGACTGCGCGGCATTGAGACGCTCACGCTGACCGAGGCGCAGGGTACGAGCGAGGGGCTGCATACGAATCGCCGGAAGCGCAGCCGCGACAACCTGGTGGAGTGGACCCCGCGCCTAAGGAGCGCATGGGATGCCGCCATCGCACGCCGTGAAGCCATCATCGAGCGCCATAGCCTTCCCGTGCAGTTGCGGGCTGACCAGCGCCACCTCTTCCTCGCTGAACACGGCGAACCGCTGCAGAAGACCAGCTTGGACAGCACCTGGCAGCGCTTCATCCAGCTTGCAATCGCAGCCGGCGTCATCACGTCTGAAGAACGCTTCAGCTTGCACGACCTCAAGCGAAAGGGCGGTACCGACACGGTGGGAAACCGCGCCGAGAGACAGGACGCCCTTGGTGTCACTGATGCGATGATGAAGGTCTACGACAAAAGCGTCCCCAAGGTCAGACCAGCGGGGAAGGAGTAG